CCGTGCATACCTAAATCAATCATTCCTTTTACTACTTCAGATAGTAACTTGTCTGCTTCTTCTTCTGTCATCTTAATTTATATTAGCCATTGTGTATATTAACATTACCGTCATTACGTTCATCATAAACCACACAGGATATGCGTACTTCTTGAATCGTAATGTGTTGCGCTTATCCCAGCGTCTTATTTGATAGCGTTTCATTTAGTGTGCTTTGTCTCGCTTTTCAACTTAACTCTGACAAGTAATCCCAGCACATTTGTTCAATGTCGTAACCCAACTCCACAAGAAAATCTGTTACATCAATTTCAACATTTTCAAACTCCCTCTTTTCTGAATTAAACTTTCGTGTCTGCCAATAAACCCCCACATTATCAACACTTGCGGCACAACCAGGATAACCAGTTCCGTCTGAGTAATACCTTACCATTGGTTCTTCGGGCTGAAAGTCAAATTCAACGCTAACTTTTGCTTCTTCAATTTTAGTTTCAAAATTCATTTCGTTAATTTTAGTTATTCATTTCCTCGTCAAGATAATCAGAATACTTCACTGACTGAAAGAGTGCCTCAATCCTCTTTTTATGATTCTCATCTACTATCAATTGAAGTTCAACTAACAGCTCAAGGGCTATCTCCAGATGTTCTTCTGTCCTACTCATCTTATTTGTTTTGGTTTAATTAACTAGTTACGCTTTCAAAAACATACCTCACGAACGTAGGGTCTTTTATATCAATATAGTCATTTGCCTTCTTTCTCCAATGTAGTAGCGTGGTCCTGTCCTTATCAAATAATTCTTTAACCGCCTTCTCTACATTTGATGTTCTTCCATACTTTATCTCAATAGCCTTGTATATTGCCATCCTCTTGGTGGTATTCTCGGTACCACGAACACCGTTCTGTTTGAAATCATACTTAATCTGATCACAGATATTCACTATGTCTGCCTTGATGACATCTACTTCTTGTATGTCTATTGGCTCTGGAATGTATATCTGATTAACTCTGTCTATCAATACGTCAACGCTCCTGCCATCAACGCCTATCATATTCTTCCACTTGGTGAGTATATCAATGATTGCTTCTTTCTCTTCTTTTTTCATCTGTCTATCTCTATTAGTATTCCTTCATTGAAGAACATTAAGTCTCCGTGTTCAAACATTTCAGATTCACGCAAGTTAAGTATTGTCATCGCAAACTCGTATGCGTAGTCGTAATCCTTAACCTTCATCACTACCTTTCCTCCCAGGCATTTGAATGTCTCAGCGTCAGGGTGTTCTGCCGCAACCCTTACTATTACCTTAACCTTTTCTTTCATCTATCAGTTGTTTTTAATTGTTTGATTTTTATTACTATTTATTTTACTATTTCATTACTGTTGTTGTGTATATTCCTATCAGAAAAATAATCAGTACGTTGAATAAAACCCTGTCCAAAATCCTCCATCTTCTGCTCATCCACCTGTATCTGAAGTGTATGGAAACCCTCTTGGATAAGGTGTTTATGTTCCTGTCGTATCCTTGTAGGAAGTAACAGGACATAGCCACAAACAATGTAATTCCAAATATCCACCACATTACTTTATCAGTTTATGTACGCTATACTTGTTGTACTGTCTGCCAGTAGCCGTGATGAAGCCGTTACTATTTAGCTTTTCAGCTATCTCTTTAAGCTCCAGACCTCTGCCTCTCAGCTCCATTGCGTATGGTCGTGCCATCCTCGTGTTTCGATTGTTCTTGAACCTCTGACTGATAACTTCTCCACCTTTCCTCCTGTGTTCATCCGTCAGGTTCTCAGGTGTTCCAAGAGATGTTATCTTTCGACCAGACCTCGATACGTAGCTACCATCTTTCTTTATCCTCTCCCTGATAGAGCCAAGACCTGCCTTTGTTCTTGAAGATATAGCCTCCGCCTCGCTCTCTGCAACAGACGCTAAGAGATTGATAGTCAGCTTGTTAGCGTTAGGATTATCGCAACAAACGAAGTCAACGCCAGTTCTACTCAGGCTCGATATGAAGTGTACATCCCTCGCAAGTCTGTCTAACTTGGCTATCAGTAGCTTGGCTCCTGTCTCCTTGCACATCTCGATAGCCTCTGCGAGTATAGGTCGTTCACGTTTCGATGTACCTGTCTCCTTCTCAGTGAACTCCTTGATGATGACACCGTTCCTGGCGTAACCTTCAACCATTCTAACCTGAGCCTCAAGACCAAGACCTGACTCTCCCTGTCTCTTAGTGGAAACCCTATAGTATGCTACGTATCTATCCATATCAACAGGTCATAAGGTATCCCATTCTATCTGTCTCCGTAGCACCACTACGTGTTTGCTTCCTGAGAGTAGACCTGTCTATCTTGGATCCCATACTAAACTTCTGCTTAACCTTCCTGACAGCATCCGCCTCAGACTTCGCCCAAATGGTGTTGTATCCTCCTCCTTTCCAGTTGAAGAACCAGTTGTACTCTCCATCTAAGTTCTTCATATATGGCTCGATGACTACGTGGTAGTCCTTGCTCAACCTTTTCTTAAGGTTCTCGATGTACTGCTCTTGTTGTTCCTTTGTTCTCATCGTTTATAAAATTGAATTGTTTATTTATGGAGTCGTTTCAAATTCATCTAAAATAGATGAATTTGAAACGACTCCATTTTCTTCGTTGTTGCATCTCTTCTGATTGTGTCTGTAAGTGCCTGACTATTTCACTTGCGGTAGCTTTTTCTCTTATTATGTACCAGGAGTCGTAGTCTCCAGTAACTCCGTACTCAGTCTCAATTACCGTGTAGAGAGACTTCTTTATATGCCCTACGTCTATCGGGTCAAGGAAGAAGAAGTCCTCGTTGTCCATCCTTTCCATATCTCTATCGAAAGCCACTCCCTCTATCGTTAGCCGTAGCTCTATCTCAAAGCCATCGTCATCTCCTTCTGTGTGCATTACCCAATCAACTTGGTTGTACTCTCCGCCCTCCCCTAATCTGTATATTATGTATCTATTTTTCATCATCGTTTTGTTTATCGTAGTTACCGTCTATTCCATTGTATCCGTCCAACCAATTTAGATCTATTCTGTACCCTCTCTTCATTATTAGCATTCTCCACTCAAGGAAATGCTCCTTGCTCTTGAACTCTGCCATACCGTACTCCTTTCTATCGTTCTTTGTCAGGTGGAATGTAGCCTTCCTCATCTTGAATATCTTATTAAGATTATCGCCAGGCACATCGCCATCACGAATATGTTTGCTATAAGTCTAAGGTATTTCATTTCAGGAATCTTACTTTTTGTTTATCAAGAAAGTAATGCACATCATCTGTAATGAAGTCCGAGTCCAATCTCTTTACAATAGCAACCTCTCTTGGTTTAACCCTATTGTAGTCTACAGTGATTCCTATGCACCTACAGAAACAGTACTCATCAATGAAGTAAAACTCTTGAGGTAAATCTTCTTCTTTATTTTCTATTGCCTTAAGTAACTTCTTCCTTCTTCTGTTTGCCTCTGCCTCTGAGATTAAGTAGACCTTTATAAGACTTCCTTTGAACGGTCTGCTTATAAACTCAGTTACTGCTTTATCTTTCGATTTTTCAAGTGATAATTGTAATTGTTCCATTTTTCTGTTACTTTTCGTTGTTTGTATTCTCCTATCTTATCCACTACCCTGAACGCTACCACGTATAGGGCGAGTGTTATGTATTCAAGTGGTTTTAATCGCATCGCTAAGTATCTCTGTAGTTAGGTCTTGCCAAGCCTCCACCCTGACTATATGCTCCAGACTATCATCCAAGTAGTTGTCTATGGCTAAGGTGTTCGTGGTTACGGTAGATAGCATCTCGCCATTTACCTCGTAGGATATTTGAAAGTGTCCGTGTCCTACCTTCTTGATATAAATCTTCTGTGTTTCCATTTCTAATTGTTTTTGTTTTGTTGCTTAATAAATTCTACTACTGCATTGTATGTGCTATACATATCAAGAGTTGCGACTGCATCTACAAGGTTGTCAAACCGTTCTTCATCTTCAATCTTGTAGCACTTCTGTACTACTGGCATCAGCCAATCCCAAGATGTGTGGTAGTGTAGGTCTACATCAGTACGATGGTTGTCATCGGCAAAAATGAACATTGTATGCCCTCTATATTCATAGGCGTTATATCCCATAAATTCTGCTATCAGTTTGTTGTTTTCTAAGTTTTCCATTTTGTTTTTATTTAGTTGTATATCCCTTTGTTTTAGTGTTAATGTTCCTGACTATTAAAAGTAAACCTTACGGTAGCACCTTACTCCTTCCTTCTCATATACAGTACATAGTTCTGTAATGGTAGCTACCTTGTGGCTCCACCCTCTCTTGCAGTACCTACGTACCACCTCGAATACTGGCTTACCCTTGTGCTTCAATTCTGTCTTGCGTTCTGAAATTAGTTCTGTAGTTTGCATTGTCTTTTGTTTTTAGTTGTTATTGTTTATTTTCTATCGTTAAGGTATTCATTGTAATCTTGCATTAACTCGTTTAAGTACTCAGGATTGGTAAGTGCCTCCGCTAATTGCTCAATCCACGTTTCGTTTGTCATTTTACAGTTGTCAATGTCTACCTCGTAAAAGTGGGTTAAAGTTTCGATTAGTTCTTTTGTTTCCATTGCTTTTGTTTTTAATTGTTAACGTAATTTTCAATATGGTTCTCAGTAAACTCTTTCTTTTTATTTCTCAGAATTAAGTTTTGTTTCAAAGTTTTCATCTATATCCAACCCAAGCAAGTCATTTATCTCATCGTGGATAGTGTCTTGTATCTCAAAGTATGTGTCATCATTATCTTCCAAATAACCTAACTTAAATAGTGCTTCGATTATTCTAATGCTTACATCTCTTGTGTCATCGTATGTT